GGTCCTGGGCAGGCTCAGCTGCCTGACCTTGGTCCAATCCAGATCGCCGTTGGGCAGCTGGCAGTTGGCCCTGTCGATCTCGGCCAGCTCTGACATGAGCCCGTAGGCCTCGTCCTGGATGGCGGCTGACTTGCGGATGTTCACGTCTGCGATGTCGTTGCGCTCCCGGATCATGGGCACCAGCACGTTGCGGATCCAGTTGCGATCATAGGAGTTGTCCCTGTTGCTGGGATCCACCACATGCGGGATGCCGTTGACATCTGCGTATCGTTCCAGGTCAGACTTGGTCATGTCCAGCAGTGGTCTCACCACACGCTTGCTGGCATCGAACCAACAGGGAGAGCTGGCTGGCATGCAGCGCAGACCCTTGGGCCCGCTGCCTCGGAACAGCTTGAGCAGGAACGTCTCAACCTGATCGTCGGCGTGATGGGCCAGCATGATGGTGTCGCAGTCCTGCCTGTTGAAGGCATCGTATCTGCCCTTCCGTGCCGCCTGCTCCAGGTTGTTGCCCCATAGCCTCACGTCAACCGTGACCACCTCGCAGGGCATGTCGATGGATTCACAGTAATCGCTGACCAGCTTGGCCCAAGCTGCGCTATCGGGGTTGATGCGATGATCAACATGCAGCACCTTGAAATCCTTGCCTAAATTATCGCGTTCCTGCGCGATCATGTGCAGCAGTGCCATGCTGTCAGCACCACCGCTGACGCCGATCAACACGCGCCGGCTATCAGCCAGCAGATACTTGAGGTTATCCATATGCATCATCCCATTGCGATCCAAGGTAGCTTACACGGTCCGGCGGCTGCCGTCAACGGTCGATCTTGGGCAGCTTCCTCAGCGCCTGGACCTCTTTCTTGTAGATGTCGCGCTGCTTCTTCGGGTCAGCCAGTATGGCCTGGTGATCGGCGATGGTCTGGGTCAGCTCAGCGATCTTGGCCACGACCTCCGCGTAGGTGTCCTTGGCCCAGCGATAGCTGGGTAGTCCCGCCAACCTGTCGATCTGTTCATCGTCCAGCGCTATGCCATCCACCAGCAGCAGCGACCTGATGCGCTCCACGATCTGGGCACGGTCCTTGGCCTGCGGCAGGAAGGATGGCAGCTGCCCGTCGATGCAGCACCTGATGGCACGGTTCCAGTTCAGCAGGTACGTGGCATCGTCGATCAGCTTCTGGTAGCGCACGGCATACCACTTGAGGCGCCATTCCACGAACTCCCTGACCAACTGCTCTGCCGTCTCATACTGCTTGATGCTGTTGCCGTCCCAGTCGAGGACCACGATGCGCTCGGTTGTCTTGCTGCGCAGCTTGAGGAAGTCTATGGCCTTCTCCTCGGTCCAATCGTTGATGGTGCCGCGCTTGAAGCGCACCTCTATCTTGATCTCCTTGGTGCTGCGATCGATGTAGGTCTGGATCTTCTCCTCGTCCTCCATCTGGTTCAGGCGGGCCTTGAACTTCTCCAGCGTGAGATCCGGAGGCAGCTCCTCCACCCAGACGGTGTTGCCATCGAAGCGAACCTTGCCGGTGAACTCCCAGGCGTTGCCGCCGAGGTTGCGCACGCCGCAGCTGAGGTAATCGTAGCGCGGTGCCAGCGTGGTCGGGGTCTTGCCGTCCAAAGCCGCCAGCGTGGCGGCGATGAGATCGTCCAGGCTGCGAGGCAGTATGTCAGTGCTCCACCCCACCGCGATGCCGGAGATGCCGTTCAGCAGCACCAGCGGGATCAGGGGCAGGAAGTTCTTGGGTTCCATGACCGATCCATCATAGTTCTCCTTGAGAGGTATGATGTCGTAGTCTGGATAGACCAACGAATCGGTCATCGCGTATTTCTTGAGGTAGGTGTAGCGAGGCGCACCCCAATCGGTTGGTCCAACCTTTGTGCCAAACGCGCCGATGCCATGCAGGAAGGGCACGTTGTTGCAGTACAGCGCGGCCATGAGGCTCAGCGTCTCGGCCGCCGATGCGTCACCGTGCAGGTAGATGTTTGAGCTGATCATCTCGCCCGCCAGCGAGACCGTCTTGATCTTCTCGCCCTTGGGCTTCATGATGAACAGCGCCTTGCGCTGCGCGTCCTTTAGCCCGTCGCACACGCTGGGTATGCCACGGCTCTGGCACACGTAGATCGAGTAGTCTCGGCTGGTGCTCTTGATGAATTCGCTGGGTGTCATGGTCGTGGTCATTCTTGGTTCCCCAATCCTCTTTGTCTAGATATTACACTTCATCACATGCGGATGTAAAGACATTTATGCCCTAACCACCGATCGGTAAATAAATCAACGCTTAAAAGGAGCACAACATGACCAACACGGTAACACTCAAGACCGAGGAGCAGATAAGGGCGGAGATGTCCATCGCCGTACCAACCAAGGTGCCGGCCAGCACCACCGTGCCTTCCACCGGTACCACCACGGTGACCAGGCTGGGGCCAACCATAGCCATACAGAACCTCAGCACCGTGCTCACGGACGCACAGGTGCAGGCCGCCGCCGCGGCCATGCAGATACAGCTGGACAGGGATTTCCAACCGGCCTGGGGATCCAGCGCCACGGTGCTGTTCCTCACAAAGACGCAGCCGGTTCCGCTGAACGTTTGGCCCATATACATACTAGACAACACCGACACCGCCGGCGCGCTAGGCTACCACGATGAGAGCAGGAAGGGCGTGCCATTCGGCAGGATATTCGCCAAGACCTGCATGCAATACGGTTACAGCTGGACGGTCACGCTGAGCCATGAGCTGCTGGAGATGATGGCTAACCCCAACATCAACCTCACGGTGTTCAACCAGACCACCAACACGGCCGGCACAATATACTTCCACGAGATAGGCGATGCCTGCGAGGATGACAGCTTTGGATACACCATAAATGGCATACTGGTCAGCGACTTCGTGTACCCATCGTGGTTTGATCCATACCAGGTGGCACCAGGCACCAAGTATGACCAGACAGGTCACTGCACGGCGCCCTTCCAGGTCCTCCACAACGGGTACGTCAGCATCTTCAACGTGAGCAGGGGATCTGGTTGGACCACGATAACCAGGGACAACGTCGAGGTTCCCAACGGCAGCGATGCCAGCGGTAGGAACAGGATGGATCGCTGATCAACGGGGGATCAACCCCGCATCACGGATTCACAGGCTGATCCAAGTTTTTCTCATATCAGCCTTCTCATGATTGAAGATGAGATCCAGCACGTCTCCCAGCAACCCATCGTCGGTCAGTGATATCAGCTGTGGGTTCTGCAGGCTATGCGTCCAGTCAACCTCCTCCAGCGAACCCAGGCCCTTGGCCCGCGTTGGCTTTGGGCAGTTCTTCCAATCCTTGGGATCATACTCGTGGTAGTTGTGGGCGTACCAGTAATGCCTTGCCTTGCCCTTCTCCTGGATGATGAACGGCGTCTGGAACGCATAGAACATGGGCTCCTGCTCCTGATCGAACAGCTCTGGCCAGTGCAGGTGGAAGAAGTTGATCAGCAGCGCCGTGATGTTGGCCCCATCGGGATCCTGGTCGGCCGCTAGGTACACCTTGCCGTAGCGCAGATCCTTGCGCACGGCCTTCTGGCCCAGTATCAGCCCGATGGCGGTCATGATGTCGCCGATGATCTGGTTGGCTATGATGTCCTTGGGGCTCTCACCGCGCACGTTGAGGATCTTGCCCCGCAGAGGCAGCGCACCGTGTATCTCGGGATCGCGCACGGCCGACACCATGGTCTTGGCCGAATCTCCCTCGGTGATCAGCAGTATGCATTTGGTGCGATCCTTGCCATTGGCATCCAACAGCTTGGGCACCTTGTTGCGCATCATCTTGCGGCCCAGCTTGGCGACCTCCGCCTCATCCTTCTTCTGGGTGCGTGCCGCGCAGCGTGCATAGATCTGGTCGATCCATTCCTTGTTGGCCTTGATGATCTTCTTGAACGTGTCCTCGCTCTCCAGCACGGCCTTGATGTAGCCATCCACGTCGTCGTTGATCAGGCGCGTCTTGCTTTGGCTGTCAAAGTTGGGAGCGTGCATGAAGGTGACGTTGTAGATCAGCAGCCCGTCGGCGATGTCGCTGCGATTGGGTGTCAGCCCACGGCGCTTGCTCTCGCGCTCCAGAGCCTTGATCAAGCCGCCGTAGAACAGGCGTTTGAAGGTGTCGATGTGCTGCCCGCCGTTGAACGCCGGGATGTCATTGACCGTGGTGTGCAGGTATTCACCGTCCGTGCTGAACCCCGGTATGAGATAGTAGCTGCTCTTGAACTTCCTGTCGTTGACGTCGATGCGCATCACATCCCTGCCGTCAAACATGGTCTTCTCGATGGTGGGCTTGACCGCCACGCGATCGCCGTTGAACGTGAACCTGATCTTGGGATGGTTGGCCGCTATCTCGAACATGCGTGCCTGGATGAAGGCCAGAGGCAGCTTGATGTTCTTGAACACGGTCTTGCTGAGCTTGAACCTGACCTGCGTGCCCGTCTTGTCCCCCGAGGCCTTGGTGATCTTGGGCTCACGTATGTCAAGCTCGTCGCCGAACACCTCGCTGCCCTCGCGGAACCCCTGCTGGAACCTCTGTCCATCGCGATGCACGGTGATCTCGAAGTATTCCGAACAGTTGACCACGACCGACGCACCGATGCCATTGGTGCCGCGCACCTCCTCGCGTGTGCCAAAGTTGCGTCCAGCGCGTGCTTGGGTCAGCGCGATGGTGGCCTTGTGCATCTTCTCGTCAGCATCCCAGTCGATGGGGATGCCGCGCCCGTCATCGGCCACTGTGACCTCCAATGTCTTGGGATCATAGGTCACGTCAACCCTGCTGCCGTACCCGTGCCCCACCACCTCGTCAAGGGCGTTATCAAGTATCTCTCGGAAGGCGCAGTATACCGCGGGCGTCCATGTCATCTCCACCGGGGCCAGCTTCTTGCCATCCCAGTTCACGATGGTCTGTGTGTGCGGGCTCCTGCTGCCCAGGTACATCTCCGTGCGCAAGCGAGCGTGCCTGTAATCACTGAGCTTGACGATATCCTCGTTCTTGTTTGCCGTCATTGCGCTGATACTCTCCGTTAATCTTACCATATGAGCTTGTTTATGCTCAAATGATGTCATCCATGCAAAGATAGCACGGTTAGGCTCGTTATGTCAATGATCTATGCGGAGACGGCTACCCTGATGTCGGATGCGGCGTAATCTTGGCGATCATCAGGCGGGTAACCTATACCCAGGATGTCGCACAGATCCATGCTGTTGACCACGTCAAATTTGATATGATTTCTGCTAGTGAAATCAAGGAGATCCGCGTTTTGCATGTCGATCTGGCGTGCCATGTTATCCAGATCTCGATACCAAGCATAGCTGGGATACGTTATCCTAAACTCCCTGCAGCGCACCCACCACCCGAGGCATGCATCATCCGGCCTATGGACCAGCACGATCGGGCAATCCGGCCACGTGGCCCTAATCCAGTCGAGATGGTGGCAGAACACATGGCTCTTTATGATCCTCGCGCCATTGCCAGAGAAGGGCCTATCGAACTCCGCCTCGCATGCGTCCTTACCCAACCCAGGCAGCCCATCGAATCCATCTCCAAATTCCATGCCTGGATCGAAGTAGGCACCCAGGTGCATCAGCTGCGGTGTGCCCCAGGCGGCGTGGTGATACGTCCTCGCATCGCTGTAGTCAGACTGGTCTATGTCAGGGCTGCGATATATGTTCTTGCACACCGAGCTCCATTTGGAACCCGGTGCACCTGCCATGAATATATATCTGTACGTCATGACCAGTCGGTCAACCCGTCGTCGGGCGGCTCATGGTTACCATCCGTCAGCTTGGTGATCGCGATGCTGAGAACCCCACTGCCAAACACAGCAAGCATCGTGCCGCCCACAACCATGCTGGGACCTCCGCCCCAGTTCTGTCCGTAGACGTAGATCGGGAATCCTGTGAGATACGATATCAGTATGCCCCAGAACATGCCTCGCTCAGACACCAAACTCTCATCCCAGAGGCTGAACATCATGGGCAGCCACACGGTGGCCCTCAGTATGCCGAAGAACAGGAAGATGGTCACCAAGGTCATGCCAGGCCAGTTGGCCAATATCAGCCCTGACACGATCAGCAGCAGCATGCCAATCCTCCCCATGCGCAGGCTGTCCCGTTGCACCCTGAGCAGATCATCCTTGATCGGATGCAGCATGTTATCTATGTCATGTCCGAATATGTTGCTGACGCTGCTGAGCTGTGAATCAAGCACCGACACCAACCCCGAGAACAGCATGAACAGGAACAGCATGGTGGCCCAATGTGGTAGCAGGCTGCCGATGGCCACGATGTTGGTGTAGCCAACCAACGCCTTGGGTATGTCGTAGTGCAGGCCAGCTGCGAGGAACCCCAAGGCGCCGGTCAGCAGGGGTATCAGGAGGAATATGCAGGCGCCTCCCACGAAGGCACGCACGATCCTGTCCCTGCGTATGGCGAACGCACGTTGGTAGAAGGCGCTGTCGCCCCAGGGTGCGCCAAGATGCCCTATCGCTGTGGCGAACCCAACGCTGGTGAACACACCCATGGCGAAATCGGTGCCATATATGCTGGCACCCTTGCCGGTAACGCCGCCCAATCCCTGCGACACCACATCCCAGCCGCCGGCGGTGCCCACGGCCCATGGCACCAATATCAACAGCCCGAGGACCAGCATGCTCAGCTTGAACATCTCGGTCACGACCGAGGCCTTCAACCCGCCTCGCATGGTGTAGGTCAGCGCTATGGCGGCCAGCATCACGCTGACCAAGTGGTAGTCCATGCCGGTGAGGACCTCGACGCTCTTGCTTCCGGCCAGCACGTTGATGGCGAAGCTGCACACGGCCAGCATCAGCAGCTCAACGAGGAACAGCACCTGCACTCGCCTGCTGAATCGCTCACGCAGGTATCCGCTGATGGTGAAACCGTTGGGCTTCCTATCCCGCAGGCTCTTGGCGAACCAGCTGAACACGATGAGAGATAGGAAGTTGCCTATGGTGAACCAGAACAGCCCGACCAGGCCATTCTGATATGCCTGCTGTGCGCTTATGAACATACCCGGTGCCCAGATCCATGCCGCACCGGTGCTCATGGCCCCTTGCAGGGTGCTGAGCTCTCGACGGGCCACGAAGAACGCCTCCTTGTTGTGGGCATATCCTCTGGCGAAGAACCACGTCAGCCCAAGGACCACGGCGGCATACACCGCCAATATCTCCAACCCCGTCCCAGGGCCAAACAGCGGGAACATCTTGCTCAGATCCATCGGTTATCTCCTCTGATGCGCTCGTATATCCGTCTCATATGGCGATCACCATGTTCCTGCCGGCGGCTGACATGATGTCGCGTGTCCTATCCGTCACGTATCCGGTTATCTGCAGCATGGGCCTATCCCACCAGCCCATGTTGGCGGTGCAGTGCGGCATGTCCATCCACTCCCACGTGATGCAGTCTCCCGCACGCCATTGGCTGAAGTTGGAGTTGCCCAGCTGGAATATCTGTCCCAGCTGCCAATCAGCCAGCATGACGGCGAACCTACGTATGATGCCAGGATCCCTGTCCATGTCAGTGACCTTGAAGCTGTTCCCACGTTCTGGCCTCGCGGCGAAGTTATCTATGTGCAGATGCAGCATCTGGCCGGTGGTCTGGTTGTGGAACTTGATCATGCTGTCCTCCATGCCAAGCCAATCGCTTATGCGCTTGAACAGCTCTATGTCATCCGCCGCGGTCCTCGAGAATATCTCCGCCTTGGGATCCACCCCGGCGCGTATGAGATCGCTCTCCTCCGGTGATGCGCTGTATAGGCCCTGCTGGGCCACGGTCTTGTTGGAGTTGTTCCTGGTGCTCCAGCTGCTGACCTTGGCACGAGGCATGCATGCTGCTATGGCATCGGTGAAATCCGCGTCAAACCTGCAGACATGCGTGTAGCTGTCCTCGCCCGGCTCCGGCGGTCGTTTGGTGTCAAAGTGCCACCTGCTCCTAGATTTGGTGAACTCCCAGCGGCTGCCGTTCCATTCCTCATATTCCGTCATGCTCGTCCCTCCAGTTTGACTATCCTATCGGCGCTGCCCTCAGCCATGATCCTGTGTGTCTCCGCCGTGGCATACCCCGTGATCCTCAGCATGGGGCGCTCTCCCCATCCCATGTTGGCCGTGGAGTGCGGGGTGTCCTTGCCCTCCCACGTGATGCAATCGCCGGCGCGCCATTGGCCGAAGTTGCCATTGCCTATCTGGAACACCTGCCCCATCTCCCAATCGGCCAGCATGACGGCGAACCGCCTGGGCTCATATCTGTCGAGGTCGGGGTCGCTGTTATCGTATCCCACCAGCTTGTCTATGTGGGTGTGTGCCATGCTACCTGGCGGTTGGTTCTGGAATCGCAGATCGTAAACCTTGAGGCCTAGGTATCTGGCCATCATCGAAAACAATGGTATCTCATCCCTGTTGAACAGCGGTGCCTGCTGGTATGCGACCGCATGCGGGTCAGCACCGGCATTTACGAGATCCCTGACTATGCCAGGGTCGTCGTATCCCGTCAGGGTCTCTGGCGGCAGATCTTGGTTGTCGCCTATCCACCAGGTGAAAGGTTTGGATCTGCCCTTGCATGTCGCTATGGCCTCTGCGAAATCCGCGTCAAACCTACAGATGCGATAGAAGCTGTCAGCGCCTGGTTCAGGAGGCTTGCGGGTGTCGAAGTGCCACTTGCTGCGCTGTCTGGTGAACTCCCATCGGCTGCTGCCATCATAATCATCATCCGTGAACATGCGTAACCTCCCCATGCGAGACATCATCAATCGCATTGTAACCTGTAGAAGATGGCGAAACAAGTATAAATCCCATGTGCGTCCGTGAATTTGATGCCAAGATACCATATTTACGCACACGAAACGAGGTTTATCACAGTCTTGGGAATTATTTTCAAGGAAAGCAAGGTTTATTTCTCAGACACGTAAATGTTGCGAGTGGCACCACATCTGTCCCATAATTGATTGGATACAACATCGGATGCATCAATGAACACCAAGATACGAGATCATATATTGGAGAGGTTGGGAGAGAGCTTCAGCCTACCTAGATACGGCGGCATTCGGGATACGTTTGGCGACGATACGGTGATATCCGATCTGCCGTGGACCGCCAAGCGTTACCAGAGATTCAGGGACGGACTCGTGCGCACGTTTGACGTGGAACCCGATCTCAGCGGCAGCGTGTCTGAAGTCGCCGAGGACATAGATACCAAATATGCCGCCAGGTTCTGGGGCGGCGGCGTGTGGCAGCCACGCACGGAGGTCTACCAATACACGGGTTGGGGCGTGGTCGATGAGATCACCAAGCGCAACCCTGGCAAGGTGCTGGATGTGGGCTGCGGTTACAACCAGTTCAAACCCAGGATACCCAACCTCGTGGGCATAGACAGGTTCAACAACAGCGCCGACTACATGGTCGACATCCTGGAATACAACGTTGAGCCAGACACGTATGATGCGGTGATAGTGTTCGGCAGCATCAACTTCGGAGACTACGGCGACATATCCGCCCGTTTCAGGAAGGTGTTCGAGCTGACGGCACCGGGCGGTAGGATATACGTGAGGGCAAACCCAGGTGAATCCCACAAGAACGGGCCATGGATATGCATATTCCCATGGGATTTCGAGACGGCGCATCGCATCGCCAGGGAGAATGATGCGACATTGGTCACATTCAAGAGGGACAACGGTAACAGGTTGTATTTCGTATATGAGAAATGACAAGAAACCAAAGATGATAGTGTTGATAGGTCCGCAGGGATCAGGCAACCACCTGTTCGGCAAGATATTCAGCCTGCATGATGACGTGCACGGATGGAAGGATGCGCTGAAGCCGGATGGTTACTTCATACCTCACTTCAAGGAACCATTCAACCACTATTGGAACAACATCGACGACATCGACATGAGGATAATGGGCGGCAAGAAATATGCCGTGACCAGCATCAGCAACCCATACATCGAGAACTGGTTGCCCAAGGTGCCTCCCGTGTTTGATTTCATGGCCAAGCTGGATGAGGTTGGCATCGAATCCCAGATGGTGGTCATAGGTCGAGACAGGAACATACTCACGCACCAACAGACGCGGCTGCGTGGCGGTCCGACCTATGGCAACATGACCCAACAGCTGCGATGGATGGAGACCCCGCCATTCTACATCAGCCAGGAGCTGCTGTATCTCTATCGCAGGCAGTACATGAAGAGCCTGCAGCATTGGCTTGATTTCCCCATGGCCTGGGACCATCCGCAGGTGGACGAGATCCTCAAGGACGATGCCAACGAGAAGTACGTGCATGCCGCCGATCCGCACTGGTTGGATGATCACATCAAGAAGATCATCGCACCGCCAAACGCTCCGGTGGACAAGGAAAAGGGTACCGTTACCTGGTAACGGTACCCCAGTTCAGACTGATAGTTCTACAAATCTTACAATATCGCTAGCGTTTAATGTCTGGCTAATTCAACGTTTCAGCGTGGCTAACCAGCAAGATTACTAATCTTTACAGCTTTATAGATTCACCGAAGTGTCATAGTTATAGGATGAGGCCGGCAGTCTGCTGTCGGCCACATGATATTTATGCAGCCAAGCCCGGCGTCACTTCTGCTCGATGAAGACCTTGTATTCATCGGCCAGGTTGAAGATCTTGTCCTTGTTGGGGAACTCTGGGATCTTGGGCCTGGTGCTGCCGATGATGTGATGCTCGTGCTGCCATCTCACGGATTCCATGGTGGAATGGTATTCTGCCTCGAGCGTCTCCTTTGCCAGCTTCAGCAGGTCAAAGCGCAGCTCGTATGGTGTCTTGTTGGTCATGTGTGTTTCCTGTGTGTTGGTTGTGTGTCACAAGCCTCATATCCGATTCGAACGGAGTCCCTGTCTTGTCGACCCGTGTGTCCCAACCACACCGTATGAGGCATGCATAGTGTAAGACCTAGATTGGTGATATGCAAATGACGAAAGGCGGCTTGCGCCGCCTTCCGGGTCTAGTTCTGTTTCCAAGCTAGACCAAACTCATTCAGGCCGCGAGATACCTAAATATTAAGCTGCTACGGCTACAAGCCGCGAGCATAAATATGATGTAGATCGCGGAGCTGCAATTCCCATCTACTCTAACGCTTGTAAGGAGCATCAGCATGGTTACTTATTCGTCCAAATACACAGGTTATGTCTATATATGGTATGATACCATAGCCAAACTATTCTACATCGGCGGCCATTACGGTAGAGTAGATGACTCATACATCTGTTCAAGTAAACCGATGAAAAGAGCGTATAAGCTTCGTCCTCATACATTCAAGTTTAGAATATTGGAATATGTCTACGGCGATAAGACGGTCCTTCGTCTGGCAGAGCAACATTGGTTAGATATGGTTAAAGACTGCGAACTTATGTTGTCGGAAAACGTAAGGGGCAATACCTGCCGATATTATAACGTAAAGAAGACCTCTGCAGGTGGTAATGGTTCTGCAAACAAAGGTAAATCGCATCAAGCATGGAATAAAGGATATACACGTAACGAGATGAAATTGCGGCAAGATGGATTGCTATGTTTCATAGGCGATAAACCAAAGGTAAACAATAAGAGTAGGACAACAATACCTTGGAACAAGGGATTGAGAAAACCAAAGACTTTGAACCAATTCACATGCAACGTATGCGGATCGCAGTTTGAATCTTATCACACAGATCGTACAGCCTGTTCTCCGTCATGTGCAGGTAAGATACCGTGGATAAATGGTACAGCTATACCTGGATTCGAGAAAGGGCAGGATGCATGGAATAAGGGATTACCCAACCCAACATCTTCTACCAATGGTAAGAAAGGAGCAAAGAAACTATCTGAGAAGGTTAAGGGTAGGAAACTTGCTATTAGATCTGATGGGACCAGATATTGGGTTTATCCTGAAAAATAAGTAGGCCCGTTCTGTTTCTAGGTGGAGCCCATACCCAATGAGTTTACGCCGCTAAGCGAATCTCAAATGCAACGTTGTTGTCGTTTGCACTTACGAATTTGGACAATCCGGTTACCCAGAGGCGTGCCTAACCTGCTGACTCCTGCTGTGCCTTTACACACCTGTCGAATCCTATTTCGTCCCCATCATAAACAGAGATCTCTCCATGTTTTCACGGCGATCAACCAGTTATCCCACTTCGTAGAGCCAGCATCCTGTTCCTCTGTTTATGGTGGAGACGCCGGGTACCGCCCCCGGGTCCAGTTTGCTTATTACGCCGCTATCAACATCAGCGTCATATTTATATGGCGTTACATTGCATCTGTCAATGACGGTTCAGAGATATCTCAGCTTGAACATGGTCGCCATCTGGTTGATATGGTCATACAAGGCGTTGAAATCCTTGGTCAGCATCACATGCCTTTCGGTGCGCTTGCCCTTCAGCTTGCACTCGATCTCCTCCTTGGCTATCATGGAGACCAACCCATCCAGTGACCTAAACAGCCTGCGTATCTCTGCCCTATCCGCGACCGCCTGCGGGGGCATAGCAATGTCGTCGGTGATCGAGGGCAACGTGCCAAACGATATGCGCTTGAGATCCTGATATGGGCTCGCGTGATAGCCCTTGAAGTCAAACTGCCATTCAGCTCGCATCCCTGATCCTCTGGTAATCCGCCCTAGCCCACTCGGTGGCGCATGTGGCACCGCAGAATCCAAGGCGCTGATCAACGTTATGGTACAGAGGTGCGCGATACCTCCAGCTGTTGTTGCCGCCGTGGAAGTGATGCCACTCCGCGGCCACCGGCTTGCCGCAATGGCTGCAGGGATCCCCATCCCTCCAATCCATGGTGGCACCCGGTGTGATCGTGAGGCTGTCGTATCTGGTCATCGGTCAGTGGTGTCGCTTGCTTATGACCATGCTGAGATAGGTCCAGCACACGGTGGCAGCCGCCAGGGACGTTATGTCAGAATGATCATATGGCGGGCTGACCTCGACGCAATCCATGCCCACCCAGTTGACATCGCTGAGGTTCTCCAAGCAATCCAACACCCACATCGATGTCAGCCCGCCTATCTCTGGCGTGCCCGTGCCCGGTGCATGCGCCGGATCGAGGCAGTCTATGTCAAACGTCAGGTAGCAGGGCGTGTCGCCGACCAGATGGCGTATGTTGCTGATCACGGCATCGGGGTTGTGTTGGGCATACCTAGCGGTGAACGCCGTGCCACCGTTCCTATCGAGGAAACTCTTGGTCTCCCTGTCAGCGGGGCTGCGCAACCCTATGCTGATGACCTTGACGGGATCAACCAGCCCCTCGTTGATGGCGTTGAACAGCCACGTGCCGTGCCCTATGGGTTCGTCGAAATGCGTGCTCCACGTGTCGCAGTGCGCATCGAAGTGCACCACGGCCATCCTGCCATAGCGTGCGTGCATGGCCCGCAGTATGCCTAGCGTGATGGTGTGCTCGCCTCCCAACACGACGGGATGCTTGTCCCATCCCAGCACGTTGTTGATGCTGCTCTCCACCTGCTCCAGCATCTTGAGGGTGTTGCCGTTGGTCACGGCCACATCGCCCAGATCGAAGGCATGCTTGGTTATGTCAAAGGGGAAGGCATCGTTCACGCCATCCGTCAGCATGAGGCTGGCGGCGCGTATGGCGGCTGGTGCCATCCTCGTGCCCGGCCTGAAGGATGTGCCGCTGTCAACGCCCATGCCCATGACGGCGTGCGTGTAGTTGGGGAAGTTCTGATCGCTCAGCTTGCAGAACGTCTGCCTGCCTTGGAAGGGCTTCTCCTTCACTTGATCAACCCATTGGTGCTGGTGGCAACGGTCAAACCGGTGGTGTTCTGTATGTAACCAGCCTTGGCCTGATCGTTGGCCAACGCGGCCACGATGATGTGCGAGTTCTTTATGGTCAGCTTGGCCTCGTAGTCGGCGCAGAGGAGGAAGTAGGGCACCATCTGTATGCCAACCTGCCGGGTGCGCTCATCCATCCCCACGCTTATCAGCATGGGCCTCTGTATGGTCATGGAATCAGCCGTCACCTCGGTGACCTTGGCCAGTATCTCATCGCCGGTCACCAGCTTGAGGCTGGCCACGTCTCCCTGTGCGAGCGTCTTTGGTAATAGCATCATGTATCTCCCATGTTTATGCGTAAACTATGCACTATCAAGGGTGAGATAGCAATCAGTGCACGTCGTTGGCGGTGATCTTCTTGCCTGGTGTCAGCTTCATGGTGATCGGCTTGTCAAACTCGGGAGGTAGATCCCATGCCCTGGCCACGTAGCATATCTGGCTTAACGATCCGTGTCCGAAGTTGATCTGCGTGAGGCTGTCGTGTTGGTTGCCACCTATGACCTGTATGCTCATGGTGCTGGTGTCTATTCCCCTAACGAAGGCCACGTGAGAGAAGTTGAACACCACCAGATCGTTGTATCGCCACTGAGAGTAATCGTTAAGCGAAACAGGCTTTCCCCATTTCTTGTTCCTAAAGTTGAACGCCTTCAGCTCGTTCTGCAGGTAGGTTATGCCTGATCGCTTGAGCATGGTGCCTGCGTATGCCGCGCACCATGCGTTGGGATAGCTGTCGAGGCGACCCAGCTCGGCGAAGCATGCCTTGACGTTCGCTGACTGCCTGTTGGGCCATTGCCCAGCCTGTGATTCGGCCAATGTGGCATCCAGATTGGCGTTGAGCGTCTTCCACGGACCCGCACCGGGAGGCAGCTCCAACGGCGATGCCGCTATCTTCGGATCACCATCAAGGTTATCTATCGTGGCGCCCGGAGCCGGTGCATCTGGTACGACCACGTCCACCTTGCTGCCCACGTTTGATCCGCCCACCACCTCGGCGCCCTTGTTGTATTGGTTGGCTTGGTTCTGCGTCAGGGTCTGTGCCAGCGCGTTGTTGACGGCGGCACCCGGATCCGGAATGTTCTGATCCGGAGGCAGCGTGAATTGGAATATCAGGGACTGCCCGATGATTGGCGGTTTCCAAAGCGCCGCAGGTACCTTGTTGATGTAGACGTTGGGGCTATACCAGACGTCCTGTCCAAGGTATGATGGTGGGTTCAATGGCATGGTCTGTCCCTGAGTTAAGCTATTGGTTATTTATTGGCCGTGATCTGGCGTTCCTTGACCCAGGTCTCGAGATCGGTGTACCCGCCCACATGCTCGCCGTCCACCCATATCTGCGGCACGGTCTTGGCATCAGGGTACGCCTCCAGCAGCTCATCGCGGGTGGACCAAGCCTGGTTCACGTCAAGCTGCCTGTCATCCCTGCCGTTGATGTCCAGTATCTTCTCGTCATATTGTATCCCAGACCTAAACAACAGGGTCTTGGCCCTGGTGCAGTAGGGGCAGTGGTCCTTGGTGTATATCAAAGCTCTCATGATCTATCTCCTATCAGCTTCACGTATCTGTATGTGGTTGCCACCGGCATCGACGTCCATCCACACAGCGTCATCGGGCACGGGCACGCCTGCCTGTTGGTAATGCCATGCCCACCGGCTGACATATGCCACGGTCGGCTCCTCGCTCAGCGCCAGGCGCATGCCATTGGCCCTGCAGGCTTGGTAGAACACCTTGTCGCTCACCAAGCGATCGGCGGGTTCGGTTATCCAGAATCCCATCATGCGCGACATGCGCCTGCTGATCAGCCAGCAGTTGGTGTCTATGAATCCGTTGTCTGGATGGCTCTCTATCCTATCAACATACAGCGGCGAACCGTCCATGGCATGTATGGTCCTGGTGGCGGCGACCGCATCGGCACCTGTCCCCTCGAGCTGTTTGACGACGGCTGATATGTGATTTGGTTCGTACCAGTTGTCAGCATCGAGGAATGCCACGGCATCGAAACCCCTGCTGAACGCGCTGAGCGCCCCGATGGCACGAGGCGTAGCACCAGCGTCATCGTGTGCGATGGGTAGGCGTATGTGTTCATCACACATCCTCTCGACCAGGGACGATGCATGTCCATCGGAGACCATCACGTGTGTGACGCCATATGTCTGTGCCCTCACGCTGTCGCTGCATCGCTTGAGGATGGCTATGGATTCCTTGAAATATGGGGTGACCACCGCCACGCGCATCAGATGCTTAAACCTTCCGCGGGTTCCAGGCTTCGCTGGTGATACAGCGTGTGACGGTTCTCATCGAACCATACGGGTTGGCACGCACCTTCTGGTATGAACTGTATGCGTATCAAATCTTCCCATAGATACGCATGAACCTTGTTGGAAGTGTTGGGAACCATCGTGCCACGAGGTATCCAACGGTTGGTGTATTCTCTACCACTCACAGGCTGAATCCCTTGAAGCTGTCAACGCTGGCATCCTTCTTGACACCACCGATGGTATAGCTAGTGATCTGCGTCTCTTGAGGTGCCACTTGCACGTCTGCGCCGCTTATCCATTTCTGGGTCCACGGCAGCGGATTGCTACCACCCTTGTACGGGCAAGGCAAGCCGACGGTTGTCATGCGCTTGTTGGCGATCCAATCCACGTATTCGTTCAATAGCTGCTCGTTCAATCCGATCATGCTGCCGTCCTTGAACAGATAGTGTGCCCATGCTTTCTCTTGGTTCACAGCATCAACGAACATCTGCACGCACTGGTCCTTGGTTTCCTCGCGGATCTTGGCAAAATCCGGATCATCCATTGGCAGCGTCTTGAGTAACTGCTG